ACAGCCCCGCAATAACTATTAATACTTTATATGAATACATGGGAGATAAGGTATATCAAAAACCGCTGTAATATAAACATTATATACTAAGAGAGTAATGTATACTTACTTTAGGGTTATCTAATTCTATTCTAATTCTATTACAACATAGATAAGTAAACAGTGCTATGCTTAAAACCCCCATAACATAGAGCCAGAGCTCTACAATATAGATATATACACATAAAACATACATCTTACAGGGTAGTCAACACATAGTAAACAAGGGGGGGGGGATAAGCCCATTTCTTATTTTCATATATATCTATATAGAGATATATTTAAAACATAGGGAATATAACACTTAACATATACAATAAAGAGAGAAAAAGAGATTTGTCAAGAGCATATTATTCACCATTAGAGGGAATTAAAAATACCAAACTCTTATATACGGGGGTATTTGTAGCTTATTTTGTGTCATAATATATAGTGAGTTTTTATTCATATCCTTAACACACTTCATATAGTTAATATATGTAAAACTGGCTATTGACTACGCTATGGCTTGACAAGATTTAGGGGGTATGCTATAATAGAGGTACGAGATAGAAAACCTATATGGCTGATGGGAAGACATCTTAGGATTACGGGCTGAAAAATAAATAAGCTATACATTTCCGTTAAAATGTAATAGGATTGCTAGTGTACGGCTGAAAGAGGGCACATTATAGGTTATCTATTTCGTCCGATATTATGCCTTGGAAAATAATAGGGAAAACAATATATACGAAGAGAACAGGTAAATGGAAAAAGAAACAAACCTGTCGTTCTGTCGCGTCTGCGAAAAGGGCATTAGGATATTTACATAAGTTAAAAAATGAAGGGAAAATAAAATAATATGCCAAAACGTAAAGAATTTAAGATTAATGTACCATTAGAGGACTATGACCATAATTCATCGTTAGATGATATAAGGGAAGATTATGAAGATGCCCAAAGAAGCTAATAAAATAGAGCCAACAGAGATGCAGAAAAATGCTGCCGATAACATTATAGCTATGAAAGTTACTGGAAGAGTTAATAAAAAGAAAGCACTAAGGAAAGCTGGATATAGTGAGTATGTTTCAAAGAATCCTAAACTCGTAACAAAGTCTAAGGGATTTTTAGCTTATATGGATGAGAAGGGACTCACGGATGAGAACCTAGCAACTTATCTTGCTGAAGATATTAAAAAGAAACCCGCTAATAGATTAGGAGAATTGAAGTTAGCATTTGAACTTAAGGGATTAAATGATAAGAATATTAATGTTAATATGGAGAAAGCTGATGCTACATTAGGTTTAATGAGAGATATAATAGAGGACAATGATAATGGAGAAGAAAAGGAAATTTAAAGATGTCTCTGCTTTGAGTAGAGCTTTTTCTGTTTATGACCAAGAAACTGGGAAGGATATCCCAGTAGTATTTGGCGAGGGACAACAAGAGATATATAATACTATAGTTCAGAGAAGATTTCCGTATGTTCATTGTATGACCTATACACAGTATGGTAAATCATTTGCTGTAGCTAGTGCTGTTCTTAGTAGAGTGCTCACACACCCTGAGAAGTGGGCTATAATTGCACCTTCACAACCTAAGGCTATGATTATAATGAAATATATCATAGAGTTTTGTAATAAGAATGAAGCATTTAAAACAATGCTTGAGATGGAGGAGGGTGCTAAAAGAGGTAATCGTCTCTTGCGAGAAACATCTAAAAGAAGAATAGTCTTTCGTAATGGTGGAGAGATATTTGTCTTAAGTGCTGATGCTAGAAATAAGGCAGCAGCTGGTGAGGCTCTTATGGGATTTGGCAGTCCTAATATAGTACTAGATGAGAGTTCTTTAATTGATGATGATGTATATTCCAAAATTAAGAGGATGCTTGGTGGACATAGAGACCATTTTATGTTTGAGATAGGAAATCCTTTTCATAGAAATCATTTTTGGAGAAGTTCTTATGATGAGGATTATCATCACATAGTAGTTGATTGGAGACAGGGTGTTAAAGAAGGAAGAATAGAAGAGAAGTTTGTTAATACAATGAGAAAAGAATTTGACTTCGGAGTAATGTATGAAGTTGAATTTCCTGATGAAGAAGATGTTGATGCTGATGGATGGACTATATTATTAAGTGAAAGTGATATTAAAACAGCGTTTAGAGATTCAGACCCAAATGCTTATGGAGAGAAACGTTTAGGTGTGGATGTAGCTAGAAGTGGTGGTAACTACAATGTATGGGTATTGCGTACAGCTAACTATGCTGAAATAGTAGGACGCAGCACAACTGATAATTTAATGGATGTTGTAGGTACTACTAAGGACTTATCGGAGAAATATGGAGTAACAGATAATAATATATTCCTAGACGCGACAGGAATGGGAGCAGGAGTATATGATAGATTTAGAGAACAGAACTGGAATATATCTGGTATCAATCTAGCAGAGAGTGCCTTAGATAAAGAGAAATATGTTAATATAAGGGCTGAGGCATATATAAGAACTAGAGAATGGCTTAAAGCTGGTGGTACTTTTAATAGAGACGCTAGATGGCTTGAATTATGTGATATACGATACAAAACTAGGAGCAACGGTAAAATACAAATAATAGATAAATTAACGCTTAGGAAGCGTAATATAAAATCACCTGATGTAGCTGACGCATTAATGCTAACATTTGCTAGACCAGATGAAACAATGAGCCTTCATAATATTAGAAAGGCTAAAGTAAATCAAAGCAAACAACCAACTTATGAATAATGAAGCAACAATATTCGGCTTACTGAATAACAGTATAACTGATTATAAAGACCCAAGTGGTGTTGAAATCACAGATGGATACTTTTTTAATATGAAGGAAACTATCAATAAGATAGAACTATATAGAGCATCAAAGTTTAGGTCTGGCGATAAAGATTCACAGGGTGACAAGAAATTCTTTTTCAATATAATCAATCCTCAATGTGGTCACGCTACAAAGAATATTGATATAGATAGAAAAGATGTTAGAGTAAGAGCTAACGATGGTAATCATAGAGTCCAAGCTATGATTTATAATGAAGAGTTAAAATATTGGATGAGAGATAATAATATTGGGTATATATTCAATAAGATTTCCGAAGAATTACCAAAGTACGGTAGTATTATATTAAAGAAAGTTAAAGATGATATTAAATTTATTCCTCTTAGAAGATGTATGTTTGACCCCGCAATTAATAATAAAGAGAATAATTATAATATTCAATCTAATTATTTTATAGAAGAACATTATTTTCAACCAGATGGTCTCAGGAATATGGTTAAAAAAGGATGGGATAAGAGTGCAGTAGATGAGCTTATTGAGAATATGAGAAAGAATAAAGATGGTGATATTAAAGTATTTGAGTATTATACTGAAATGCCTAAAACAGCTAAGAGTGAACAATATGAATTAAGTGTAGCTTATGTGTCTATGATAGATGTTAAAGCAGCTAAAGGAAACGAAAAAAGAGTAGGAAAGTTATTATTTAAAGAAGCAGTTAAGAGCATACCCTATAAGAAACTTGACTATCTTACAATAGAAGGTAGGGCATTAGGTGTAGGTGTAATTGAAATGTTATTTGATTCACAACAAAGATGGAATGAGATGGCTAACCAAAAGGCTAAATCAATGAAACTTTCATCTAAACATATATTTCAAACAAGAGACACAGCAGTAGAAGGTAATATATTGACAGATGTAATGGATGGTGATGTATTAAAGGTTAATAGTGAGATTACTCCATTAGCTAATGAAGAACGAAATTTAGCCGCTTATAATGCAGAAGAAACTAATATAATGAATATTGTTCGTAGCAATGCTAATGCATTTGAGATTGTAACTGGAGAAGGATTACCTAGCAGAACACCATTTAGATTAGGTGCTCTTATGAATCAAAACGCTGGAAAACTATTTGACTTTATTAGAGAGAATATAGGTATGTTTCTTGAGGAAGTATTAACAGAATGGATATTACCACAGTTTGACGCAGAAATGATTAGGGAACATATATTTCAATTATATGATAGTAAAACTATTAGATTAATTATTGAAAGAGATGTTAATAGAAGGATTAATGAAGCTATTAAGAAAATGGTATTGTCTAGTGGATATTATCCCACAAAAGAAGAAGTAACATTATTAAAGGAACAGTTATCAAATGAATCATCTAATGATGTAAAGTTTGTAAAGGTTATAGACAAATATTTAGATTTTGATAAGACTGTTTATATAGATATTACTGGTGAACAGAATGCTCCACAGAAAGCAGAAACCATATCTAATATGTTAATGTTATTTGCACAGAATCCAATGATTTTACAAGACCCAAATTTAAGAGGCATGTTAGAAGCATTAATGGCAGAAGTTGGACTACAACCTAATATATTTGGTGGTGGTAAAACAGTACAAGCACCACCTGCTGAATTAGTACGAGGTGGAATAGCAGGAGCTGGTGCACCAATGATGAAACAATAATATGAATGAATTAACAATAAAAGCATTAAAAAACTTTTCTAACTCAGCACAATGGGAAATTATTAAGGGTGGTTATTTAATGCCAATGCTTAATGATATTAGAGATGTAACCAAACCCTTTAAAGTAGGAGATGAGATTATTGATGCAGAGTATGCTTATTATGCTAAGGGATTAACCGCAATAAAAATGAAAGAATTTATAGATACGGTAGATAGAATGAGAGATAATATGAATTCGACCTCTAGCGAGGATTTTGAATAGAGACAAAACTCATAAAAATGAATAAATGACTAAACATTAACAAAAGAAATTATGTCTGATAAAGACAAAAAAGTAGACCCAAACTTAAAAGAGGTTGAAGACAAAACTTCAATAAAAAATGAGAAATCAGAGGATAAAAAGGAATTGAACCCAGAAACTCTTTTAGCACAAAAACTTGCCAAGGACAAAAAACTTGATAAGTTGCAAGAAGAATTTGATGAGTACAAAACTAATAATCCTCAAAAACCCAAAGGAGAAGTCAAAGTAGGAAAAGACACTTCAAGTCTTGAGGCGAAAATAGAACTAATAGAATTCGCTCAGATACATAGGGATATTGCTGGTGAAGACATTAAGGAGATTATTGATGTTGCTAAGGCAAAAGGTATTACGGCAGATGAAGCACTTGAACTACCAATGATTAAGAATCATTTGGAAGCTAAAGCTAAAGCTAAAGCTGTTGCTGATGCTATGCCTAATAATGATAGAGGTTCTAAAGGTCAACCAGATAAACCTGTGAATGAAATGTCAAGAGGAGAACACAAAAAATACTTTGATGATTTAATGGGTAACTAAACAAAGTAAGAGAAAGACAATTATATGGCTATGGGAACAGCGCATTATTCTGGAACTACTCTTGCTGGTGTTATCCCAGAAATTTGGACAAGTAAGGTAAACGATTTTTATCGTGCAGCTTTAGTCACAGCTAACTTTTTCACAGATTTATCTAGTGAAATTGAAGGTGGTGGTGACATATTTCATCTACCTACATTTGCAGAAATGACTGCCAATGCTAAGGTTATTGGAAGCACAGTAACATTGAATCAAACCGCTGTTACAACTGTAGACCTTACCGTTACAACTTGGTATGAAACTTCATTTATAATTGAAGACAGACCAGGTAGAACAATGAAACAAAGCTACGGAACTCAAGAGAGAATGGCAAAAAATGCTGGTTATACGACTGCTGCTGTTTACGAAGATGCTATTATAGCATTATTTGACAACTTCAGTCAGACAACTGGTGTTTCTACATCTAAATTACTTGATAGTGCAGTTCGTGCATCTATTGAATATTTAGATTTAGCTGATGCTCCTCTTGATGACAGAGCTTTCATCATACATCCAACACAATTCTGGTCATTGCAAGCTAACGATAAATTCGCTTTAGCAGTTAATACTGCTGGTGCCGACCCAATAATGAAGAGACCTAATGCTCACTTATACGGAATTCCTGTATATATGAGTAATAGATTACCTTACATTTCTGAGGCAGCCGCTGGTAGAACTAATGTTTTAGCTCACAAAGATGCTATCGTTCACGCTTCAACACCTGTAAGATTACAAGCTAACTATATTCCTGAATACTTAGGAATCTTAGTAACAGCTGACGTACAGTATGGTGCAACTGAAAACAGAGATACTTCTGGGGTTTGGATTAAAACTTCAGCTTAATATATTTCCTTTGAGTACTCGCTAGTCCGAGATACTCAAGGACTGGAAGGAAACATTATGACAGTAAAAACTGATATAACAAGTAGAGTAAGGACACTTAGACTTCCCAATGGTCAGCTTGTTAAATTAAAACATGGACAAACAATAAGAGATTTTATGAGGAGAAAATAAGATGAGAGAACTTAAAATATCAAGGAATCGCCTAGAAACAATTAGGAGATTAGACAGAGAGAAAAAAGAGAGAGACTTAAAAAATAAAGTAGACAAATATGAATAACGTTTATTTTGTTGGTGGGGATTATATGGGATGTAACTATCTCAGATGTTGGTTACCAGCACTACATAATGGTTGGAATTATAACTTTAGAGGAATAGGGAGAAATTCAAAAGTTCCAGTAGAGAGAACATTAGAGGAATTAAAATACGCAGAAGTTATATCATTTCATAGACCAGAAAATATCCAACATCATAAGGCTGCTATTGGATTAAAACAACAAGCTATAGCAGAGGGTAGAGACGTAAAGATAGTATTTGATAATGATGATACATTTGAATTAGATAAAGACCATCCATACTTTTCAAGTGAACAATTAAGTAAAGAAGAATTACAGAAAAGATTAGAACAGAAGCAAAATTTATTAAATAACTTTATATTAAATGCAGACCTTGTTACAACGACTACTGAATATCTTGCTAAAGAATATAGAAAAATTAATAAGAATGTTGTAGTGTTACCTAATTGTGTTGACCCAGATGATTGGGCAGAAGAGCCACAAAGATATATAGGTAGTAAGGTAAGAATAGGATTTACTAATTCAGTTGCTTATGAGCAAGATTATCAGGTGATAGAAGATTTAATTAGAGAATTAGATGCAGATGATAGGGTTCAAGTAGTATTATTTGCACTTGACAAAAAAGAGAATAGATGGAAAGACCTCAGAACCACCAGAACATTTAGAGAAGAATATAAGTTTTGGGATAGTCTTAAAAATCTAGAACACATAGAATGGGTAGAGATGGAGGATTATATGGATACTTTAGATGACTTACAACTTGATATATGTCTTATACCTAGAAAGGAAAGCAGAACTAATAAAGCTAAGTCAAATCTAAAGTTCTTAGAATGTGGAATGTTAGAAATACCAGTAATAGCATCTAAGTTTGAAGATGGACCATATAATGACGATATAGATGGAGAGAATGGTATCTTAGTAGAGAATGACCCAGTAAAATGGAAAGAATCTGTATATAAATTAATTAACGACAAAGAGTTTAGAAGAAGTATGGGGAAAAAAGCTAAAGAATATACATTAAAACATTTTCACATAAAAGACCACTATCATAAGTGGGAGGACGCATTTAACAAACTAACACAATAATATGAAAGAGGACGTAAAAATTAAGGATTTAAAAATGATTAGGTTAATAGATATTGAAAATCCTAAGATAGTAAAAATGATGGAAGAGAGGAATATATTGGCAGACAAAATTAATAAGTGTTCTAAAGACATAGAAGACACACAGAGAGAACAAAGAAAGCTAGGACTTAAACTTGATAGACTTAAAGAAAAAATGAAACCACATGTAGAGAAGGAAATAAAGAAAATTCCTACAAATCAATGGGAACAATTAACTCAAGTCAAGTTTGATAAAGGAAAGATACAATTTGAGATAGTAGATTATGTTGAGTCTTATAAGGCTAAAATAATAGAACGGAAAAAGAAAGACGAAAAAAAACACTAAATATATGAGTGAAATAACAAAAGAAACAGTTGAACAGATTATCAAAAGGATTGATGAGAACGTTCACGAAATAAAATCAGAGGTTAAAAAAACAAATGGTAGAGTTAATGATTTAGAAGACTGGAAAAGCGAATCAAAAGGAGCAATAAAGGTAATTAAAATTATTTTAATACCAATAGTATTGGCTATTATAATAAATTTTATTATATAAGAGAGAACAAATTAAAAAGAGAGGAGTAGCACTATGAAAAACAACATTCGTTATCTAGTGTCTAAAAGAAACAATGAGAAGGTCTTATTTGTTTCTGACATCCACGCACCTTTCCAAGACAATAGAGCAATTAGAGCTATTATATCATTTGGTAAATGGTTAAAGCCAGATAAAATCACTTTTATCGGTGATGTAATAGATTTCTATGCTGTGTCTAAGTTCAACAAAGACCCTGTCAGAGCTATGCGACTTCAAAATGAAATTGATGAAGCTCATAGTATTCTAAGAGTATTTCGTAAAGAATTTCCAAATATTGGAATGACTTACTTAGAGGGTAATCACGAAGCACGGCTCAAGAAGTATCTTTGGTCAAGAGCATCAGAGCTTTCAGGCCTAAGAAATATGAGATTGGAATCTTTAATGGGTCTTGATGGGTTGAATATCAAGTATGTGAGTAATGGTAGAATGAAGTATAGAAACTTTATCATCAAGCACGGTGATATAGTTCGTAAACATTCTGCTTATACGGCTCGCGGAGAACTTGAATCCACAGGGATATCTGGTTTAAGCGGACATACTCATAGACTTTCAACTCATTACCTTTCTAATGAGGGTGGAAACTATGTGTGGTATGAAATTGGTTGCCTGTGCAAAAAGAATCAAGAATATATGCAAGGTAAATCCCCTAATTGGCAGCAAGGGTTTGCATTTGGTTGCTTCAAAAAGGGTTCTGCTAAATACAACATTCACTTAGTGAACATTGTAAATGGCAAGG